TACCCTTTTTGTTGGCAGTTTCACGTTCAGCAATAAGACGGAAAGCACCGGCAGGGTTAGCGGCAATTTCGTCCGCATATTCAGGATATTTCAGCTTCATAGCCTCAATAGCAGCCTGTTGACGCTGCTGTAATGCTAATTGCTGTGTCTGACCATACATCTGTAAACCTTGCTGATATTGTTGACCAGCAGAGCCATAACCAGCACCTAAAGCACTAATGATATTTTGAGCAGCAGAACGTCTACCACCTTGCTTACTCATGCCTTGAACTAATGCAGCAGCAGCACCTAATAGACCAGCAATATTAGACTGTTTAGATAATGCTTGAGATTGTGGCTCTCCTAACAAACCTGCATACAATGGATTATTAACCCCAAATACGTTAGGAAGGCTTGTAGGAATGTAACTACCTATAGTGCTCGCACTAGGAATGTAATCAGTTAATCCGCTTAAATTAAAAGAACCTCTATTTGCAGGAGGAGCAGAATTAACTTGAGTTACGCTATTTTGTGGCATCACTTGAGTAGTATTAATTTGTCGAGCAGCTTTATATGGGTCTACATAACTTGATGGATTAAGATAATCTAAAAGCGTCATGCCTCTAGGTTGATCTCCATAACCTGCATAAAACTCAGCATTTATTTCATCACGAGTAGCCATACATTACCCCAATAGTGAAATTTGTGGTTGACGGATGACAGATTGATTCTGTGGACTTAGTAAGCTCATGTAGTCCATTGGTTGAACTTGACCTCTGTTAATTTGCCCAGCCGGAGCCATTGGCATAGGCTGTTCTGGCTCAAATGCACTTCTAGCTACTTGCATACCAATTTGTGATGTAACAGGATTCGCATTCATATACGCATTAGCACCACCAAAAGCATCCTTAACGCCTGTTAATCCACCGCCAAGCTGTTGCATAAATGTAGGAGAAGATAAACTACTTGCTGCATAACTAGCCGCAGGTTGTTGTGCAATAAGCGCAGCATTAGCAGGATTAGCAGCACCACTAAATCCACCAGCAAATCCGCCACCAGCCGCACCTAAAGCACCACCCATCAACGCACCCTGAAGCGGATTCTTACCTCTAATAGCAGAAGTGCCACCACCTAGAGCAGCACCAATCATCATGCCTGTAGTAACTGGCTCTCCCATTATTTACCCCCTTGTGGTGTTGCTTGCTGCACCGTAGTTGAACCCTGCGGAACGCTAGAGAATAGGTTAGCAAACTGACTTAATTTCATTTGTGGCAAGTTCTGCTGGAAGTTAAAGCGATTCATTGCATCTTGCAATTCAGCCGCACCTTGAGCTTCTTTAGCACCACCAACAGTTAATAGACGCTGTATATCAGCATAGTCAGCCTGAGCCATCTGAGGAGCAGCACCAACCGCAGCCATTTGACGCTGACGCTCAGCCTCAGCAGCTTGGAAAGCCATTCTGTTACCAGCTTCAGCTATGTTTCTAGCAAATATGTCTTGAGCCTGACCTATCTGTTGACCTTGAGCAGCAGAGCCATAACGACCAGCAGATGCAGTCCTAGAATTCAAATCTTGGATTACATTAGTGTAATCAACACCAGCTTGTCTATTCACTCCTTCTAAAGCACCCGCTAGGAATGGATTAACGCCTCGTCCTTGAATCGTAGCTAATGTTTCAGCCTGTGCCGCACCTGTTAGCGGAGAACCTGCCATAGCTCGTTCTTGAGCCATACGCAAGGCTTCCTGAGTCTGAGCCGAAGGAGATACGTAAGTTTGACCGGGGAAGAATGTAGGAGCCTGAGACTCATATAGCCGCTTACCTTCTTCTAAGCCATAAGTAACATACGGTTTGATCGCTGGATCAATGCTCGTTGTTGTCGTACTATTTTGAGGACTTCCGCCACCACCCATATTAAACCTCACAAATCCATTGTTTTGGACGGAATCCGTAATCAGCCGCCCTTTTAGCCCAACCGCGCCTATGGCTAGAAAATGTTATATATTTGACTTTAGCTTCTGCCGCCATGCCCTTTATATATTTTAAGGCATTTTCGACAACATCATAACTATTTTCTAACGAATAAGCAGCCCATAGATGCATAGTCTCACCTTGTGGTTGCAGGACAAAGAAGCCAGCGTAGTGGTTATTCTCTATCAGTACAAACAACAGACTCTTTTGATTGAAACAGTCTGTATATACATCTTCAATAATCCAGTTCTCTGGACTCCTACTTTTAATCTTCTCTAAGCCAGTTCTTACACTAGCCCACCATTGTCTTAGTTCCTGCGGAGCAATATATCTATACTCCATTAACCCACCACAATGTAACCATACGTTTTATTCGCTGTGTTGTTAGACCAATGTGTCAGGGTAGCACTTCCTATCGTTTGGCTACTAACATATACATTAGTAGAAGCATTAGGAGAAATATAATTCATTGTCGTAATAAGTGATGCTGTACTAGGTCTAGTCGGACTAGTCTGAGCATCAAAATGCTGCAAGCTAATAGACGCATTAGTAGCTGACCAATAAATCTCGATATAGTCACCAACCGCTAACTCTAGGAAATAGTTCCAACCTGCAATAGTATGACCACTAACGCCGCCATGACTATTAGGAACCGATATAAAGCCTGTCGATCCTGTAACGTCCGAACCGTTCTTTCTTAACCAAACGCTAACATCGTGCAACTGTGAATCAGTATTAACAAATTGACCTGACCATTGCAGATTATAAATACCAGTATTCCTGACATTCATCCGTGAACTATTGGATAAATACACTCCGTTAGTGTAGTCAGTAGTATCCAACGTCATTGCTGTAGCAGTATTAGCAGTTACAGACTGATCTACAAAGCTCTGAAACGCTCCATAAGGCATCGAATCAGTATAAGCAGCAGCAGATACAGGAACTAGGAAAATTAAGCTCTCCTTGCCTATACGACCGTCATACAGCGTTGTCGTTGTAGCATTACCAGTAGCTAAACTAACCGTACCAGTATTGTTCGTCTTACCGTCCATAATGCCACGAACAACCTCACTAACAGCACGTTCATCAGCACCAAATACAGGTAGAGTACGAAACTGTACTGATCTAGTCATCGATTACCCTGCTGAGTAATTTCAATCTCACATCCGACAATAGTTTCCCAATTGGCATTAGTCGGAGTTACCTTAATACGATGGTAATTACCGTTAGCTCTTAATGGCACTCGGTTGTCTGAGTCTGGTGTAGCTGTTGTTCCGAATTCGACGCTATCTGACAATAGTTTTCTACTTGCGACTGCGACTGATGCGATTCCATTATCGATAATAGGTTTTGCCAATGTGATAATAGAACGTCCAATGTCAATGTCTCCAGAAGTAATGTATGCCGCTTGCAATGCACCAGAGAAAACTACAATTCTCTGATTTCTAACACCAACAAATATAAGCTGACCACCAGCCCAAGTACGTGAATCTAACGGTATCTGCTCTGCCGTGTTATCGATACTTGGCAATGTGATCGTGCAATTTGACGTAGTAATAGTCGCACCAGTTGCTGCTGTAAATGTAAATACATTAGCGTTAGTTTTCGTTATTGGGAATGTTCCATCTACTCCAGCACCTGATGTCGCATCAAAAGATACATAAGCACCAGTCTCTAACCCATGATCCGTTACAGTAACAGTAACAGTAGTGCTACTTTGTGTATACGTACCTGTTTTCTGGTTTGTAGTATCAAAATAGTAAATATCTAACTGTTCAAGCGTGGCACTAGGTGTCAGACCATACGCTAAGAAGTTAACGTCAGTTAAACCATACGACCACTTATCTAAATCGATAGAGTAATACAGCAAGAATCTGCGACCGAAGTTATTCTTAAAGTTCCAGATAACTAACTTACGTACTGGATCAATAGTTGCGCTCATACCAGTCTGAATTTCGCTCAAACTGACATTATCAAAGAACCAACGATTAACCTTTTCTAGTCCGATATTCTTAACGGACTTACCATCGCAGACATAAAAGCCATCATCAGCTAGAAAGTACGTTAAATTCCCAAACTGAGCGATAGAACCGTTAGACATACAGCCTAGCGTCCTAGAAATAGCGTCAAACTGGAAGAAAAACGGACTACCTGCATACGACATACGATAGATAGCACGTTCTAAGAATATTAGACCGTACTCACCACCCGCTAGACCTGTAATGTCACCACCATCAGGCACTATTTGTGAGTCAGACTGAGAAGCAGCACCCGGAGTCCAGTCAGTCTCGTCATTAATATCTGACCAGTAGACCTTATTTTCCTCACCACCTACGTTAGCCGCTACAACAAAGTCTCGAACTACAGTTACAAATTTAGCAGCAGGAGCAGCAGCAGCCAAGTCAGCAAAGTAAGTCGATGATCCTAAATCATAAGCCTGTAACTGGTCTGCACCGTTAGCTAGAATCATCTTAGAGCCAAACTGAGTAATATCCCACGACTCAACAGTAGAATATCCAGTAGTGGTTAATGCATCCAAGCCAGTATTACTAGGGTTAAACTTGTAAATCTGTGTAGCACCAGCAGCAAATAGCGTAGATGCACCAGAAAACTTACCCGCAAATGCTACCAATAAGTTCTGACCTGCATTAGCCGAGTAATCTACAGCCTCACGTAACGGAGCATAGCCATTAGTAACTGGATAACAATTATAGGCATCAGTTATTGCACCAGTAACACCCGGCTGATCTGGCAACCACTCACCGAAGATAATCTTTTGCTTTGCCATTACTGTTTAGCCCAAGTAGTTGATTCTGGAGTTACTACAGTCCATTGATAACCAATAACATCACCAATAGCACCCACATTGGCATTACCAGTTATAACTGCACGACCACCAAACAGAGAGCTACCATTTGCAGTAACTGTAGCTAAACCATTAATACTAGCCTTGCCAACAGTTACAAATGTACCGTTAGCCGTTACCGTAGCTAAACCAGTTATACGAGCGCGTACTGCTGGAGAG